CTACTTCAAACTTATACATCATGCCAAATTTACCTTCCCAAGTTCCGTTGGCTTGTACCTTTTTTACTTTACTTTTTTTAATCATTTTATTTTGTTTTTATTTGTTTAATTAATTGTTCTTTTATATATTCTAAATGTTCTGTATCAATCCATTCTAAAAAGTTATAAGAGTCAAAACAGATTTGAAAGTCCTTTCCGTATTCATCTGTTCCTCTTAAATATACTTCGTTCTCGTGTGCTTGGAATGTATTAATATCATTCATTCTTTTGTGTATCAATTCATCTTCTATTTCTTCTTCTTTAAAGATTGATTCTATTATTGGTGCTACTTGATGCCCTTGTTCTAATTCAGGCATTTTCATAAGTTTGTCTTGCAATTCTTTTTTTGTCATTGTTTTTTATTTTAAATTAATAATTAGTTACCAGCCCGTGCAATTATTTCCATCAAAAGCATTATAATCATAATACAAATATCTACAATCTGGTACTTCTTGTCCATAATTTTTCATCTTATTTATTTTAAATTTAAAATTAAAGCTCTTTTATTTATATTATATATCTTTTTGTATTGCTTGAGCTTTTTCGCAATTAC